TATTTCTATACGAATTTCATCCAGTGTCATATAAATTTCCGTGCTGCGTATTGTACACCAACAGCACACAGAGTCAAGTAGTATTCACAATAGTTCAATATTGTAATTTCTATACGCAAAGGTTGCCGTACACTGAAACGGCTCTGGATCCACTACAGTGCTAGTGAAATCAAGTGAACCTAGTGTTCGGGGATACAACCCTTCAAAAGTCACATTAATTTTTGGATTTTTAGTGCTGTTGAGTATTAAAAGATTAGCAGTAGTGGTGTGGGTGTTTGTGGGAGCAAATTCTTTATACCCTTCCACTTGGGTAGACGAGCGCATCCAATTAAATATTTCCAACCAGTTGCTCATACGCTCATCAACTATAAATGTAATACTTAATTCATCAAAATCAAGTTTAGTGGGTTGTTTTATTGCCACAAACGGAGTAGGCATTGCGACTTCACCCATTGTTACAGTAGGCAAAGATGCTGTCTGACAAAAATATACAACAGAAGGCAATTTAGAAATATAAAAACGAAAATATGTGGGCAGCAGAGGATTTATGCTGTCAGGATACCGATCCTTGATGTCCTCTGAAATGCCTGCAAATGAAAACTGATTTGCCATACAAGTATGTAGGAAAAGAAAAGGGGAGGGCAAAAGCCCTCCCCCATTCAGTTGGTGTTGTTACTACTATTACGATGCAACACCGTGGAGGTTGTCCACGCGGAAGATACGGTAGTAGAGGTTGCTGCGAGTGGTCAAAGCACCAAGACCCGCCGAGGAGCCTTCAGCGAATGGGTTCGCAACCATGCCGTAGCGGGTCTTGAACGCCATCTTTGGCTGGAAGGTGCTGGTGTCCACTGCACGCATCAACTGTAAGGGAACATACGGGCAGTAGAACATACCTGCATCGTAGGGACTGCTGCCCTTATAGCCGGTGCAGACAAAATTGCTGCCACTGGTAGCAGTAGTGTCGATATACGGATCAATGTACACCTTGATCTTGCCGTTGAGCGTACCTGCAAAGGTGTTGCCCGTGTCGTCAACATCAAGCGAGACATTGAGTGCTGGCGAGATGTTCAAGAAACCACCCATTGCGAGGGCTGAAGCAACATCTGCCGAGCAGATGATAAAGTTGCCCTTGCCACGGCGGGTGTCCTTGGCAATCTGGTTGCACTCACGCTCAATCTGGAACATTAGACCACGGAACTTTTCCGCGCTCCAACGACCGTCCGAGTCCTGAACAAGGTCGTACACGCCACCAAGTACTGCACCACCGGCCGACAGACCACCGTTAACCGTCTTGTAGTACAGATCGGTCTGCTGTGCGCCCAGTTTGGCGCAACGGTACACATTGCGGACCACTTCGCGGTTGATTTCAGCAAGGATTTCCGTGCTGAGAATGTTGGCGAGTTCCGTTTCTGCATCCAACCCGTGAACAGCCTTAAGGTCTTGAGCAAGTTCAACAGAGTACGAAGCAGCAAGTGCGCGAGTCGCAGCCTGAACTGCCACACGCTCAATGCTGAACGCCATTTGGTTAGGAGACATACCTTCACCAGCTGATGTGTTCACGCCTGAACCAGTGGTTATACCACTTGCGGCTGCAGCGTTGATTCCAAAGAACGGATCAACACCTGCATTAGAACCAAATGCTGCTGTATTTCCATTTGCAGCACCACCCGCGTTTGCAGCAGTAGTACCACCACTTGTGGTCGTGGAGGTGCTGCCGCTGAACGTGCTGGCTGGTTCATTAAAGAGGGCTTCAGTTCCACCCTGCGTGCCGTACTTGGACCGCATGGCAAAGATCAGACCCGTGGGGGCACTCATTGCCTGAACACCGCAGATGTCGTACGCCATAAGGTTGGGCATGGCACGACGAACCAACTGGATAAGGATAGGGTCGTAACCCTTGAGGTTGGCGTTTTCGCTACCAGCAAGGGGTGACATACCACCACCAACGCTATTTGTTGGAGCAGTTTCAACGAGCATTTGCTCCTTGATTGCCTTCTCTTGATTTTCGAGCAACTGAGCAATAGTTGCACGCTTGTGGGCATCCGTGATTGGAGCCATATCCTTGTGGTCGATAACAGGCTTCCACTTGCGGATTGCCTGTTCTGTTAAAAACTTCTCTTCCATGTTTTGTATCTCCTTGAAATGTGTTAACAGTCTATTGACTGGGGGTTACTCTTGTGACTTTACTCTTGTGACTTGCTCATTGAACGCGCAAATGCTTCAACAAGCGGGGAAGCCTCGGAAGCGTCCTCATAGGATTCCTCTAGGGACTCCTCATTGGTTTCTTCCTCGGTGACGGTGCTGCCAATGGTTTCAATGTTCTCACGGAGAACACCTAACTTTTCGGCAAACTGTTCTACTGTGTCGAAATCAAGGTCTTCTGCAAGACGGCGAAGTTTCTCGCTGTCTGTATCAGTAAGACCGTCTGCAACTTCACGGAAAACAATTTCACACTTTAGTTGCTCGACTTCTTCAACAAGTTTAATGTTTTTATCAACTTGATCTTGGAGTTCGCTGTCAAGTGCTTCTGCTTGCTCAACAGTAGTCTCAAACAGATCAAGTTTCTCTTCAGGAATCTCAATGTACGACTCAGCAAAGAGTCCACGAAGATTACTGATAAAGTTTTCGGTTATCTCTGTACGCAAACCCTGCTCAATAGCAAGGCGATTGTCCTGCATCCACTCTTCAACCACGTAGTTCAAGTAGTTGTCAATACGCTCAACAAGTTCTTCGGTGACTGCAATCGTGTGCTGCTCAAGCAGCGACTCGTATTTTGCCTGAACCTCTTCTTCAATTTGACGAGCGCGTTCATTAAGGTGAGCTTCAAAGAGAGTAGCAGCAGAAGCCTTGAACTCCTCTGAAAGTTCTTGTCCATTGAAAAGAACAGTAATATCTTCTTTTACGGATGGCTTGACCTCTGGAATCTTGGTTTCAGCTTTTGCATCAGAAGACTTGGGTTTAATAGTGGCCTTGTTCTTTTCACTGTCATCACCGGTTGGTTCGGCAATCTTCGCGGTCTTGCCGTTAGCAGTCTTGTACAGTTTTTCGCTGGCGTAATCAGAGGCTGCTTCTTCCATTTTTCCCTTTTTACCAAATTTACCCTTAAGAAAGGCAGGCAATTTACTTTTGGATTTGGATCCTGCGGCTTCTTCCTCGTCCTCTTCTTCCTCGTCCTCTTCTTCCTCGTCCTCTTCTTTTGCTTCTTCTAATTCTTCTAATTCTTCTTCAAGTTCGTCTTCTGAGTCTTCTGAATTGTCCGAATCGTCTTCTTCGACCAATTCTTCCCCTTCAACAGAATCATTCTCTTCTGAATCTGAAGAATCAAACTGATCTTCATTATCAGAGTCAGTGTTTTCTGACAGGAAACTTTCCCCGAGAATTACCTTCTTGATGACATCTTCTATATTTTCGTTAGACATGACTCGTAATCTCCTTATTTGAATTTATGTAGTATATTCAGAGTTTTGAGATGAAATCTTTGAACAGCAGCATTGCTTGTTCTTCCAAATTTTTTAATGGGGTTTTTTCAATAATACGCTTGTAGTTCTCAACATCAACAGGCTTGAGAACTCCCCCTTCCCATATCCACTCCCGTCCTTCCATGATTCCGTTTACAAACGCATTAGGGGCAGACGGGTCAGCAACCACATCCACCGCAGCAAGCATAAAGTCTTCCTGTACCACATTCACCCCGTCCTCTTCCTTTAGAGAACCCATTCCACGGGAAGAAACCCCTAATTTTACGCCTTCGTCAATCAAATTTCTAACAATTTTACCGTATGGCGTGTCTAGAATTTTTGCTTTCCCGTACACATCCTTTTTTTCAAGGTGCAAATCCTTAATAAGGTGCGAAACCCGCTCCAAATTTACTGTTGGGCCCTCTGGATGTCCCAGTTCGCCCATTGCGCGGTTAGTCTTTACATACTCGTTCGTGTACCTGTTTAGTTCCTTTTCCATGACAGGCATGGGGTACAAACGACCATTACGATTCTTCGCTTCAGCCTGCATAAACACGCCTTCAATAAAATAATGCTTCTGACCGTCTTTGGTTTCAGTCAGTATGTTTATGTCTTGGACTGTTTCAGTAATCAGTTTCATTTGAAAAATCCTGCTTTTTTCTTTGTTTCTTATACGCCTTACTTACAGCCGCCAACACCGCAAGCCTTACGGAATCGTCCTTCATCAAAACGGGGATTGGACTTTTTGAATATTTGAGAGTGGTGTGTAGCAAGTTCTTCGCGCTTCTTTGCATCAGGGTGTGCCTTGATCACATCAGCAACCTGCTGAAAATGCTTGCGGGTCATTACCTCGTCAATCTGCTCAGTCTCTTCCTTCACCGACTTTTTGGGTTTAGAAACACGATACAGTGTATCGCCTTCACCGTGTTGAACGCTTACCCGTTTTCCACTATTGCGAATAGCATTCAAATCGGCTTTGGTCTTCTTCAGAGACTTCCACTCTTCTGAAACCTCATTCTCTTCCTTGACACCAGTAGCACGCTTGATGCCTTTCACGGCATTTGCTTGCTTCCTGCCTGTGAGTAAATTACGGTTCTTTTCGGGACCGTACATCATGGACGACAGTTGCGAGCCACGCTTGGCAACATATGCGTCCTTTGTACCCTTACTCAACTCGTCAATCTGCTCAATATTTTCATGTACTTCA